CCCGCCTCGCCGATATCGTCCGCCCGCCGCAGCCGGCGCGCTTCCGCCGTTTCGACGCCGCAGGCGGCGGCCGGCGCGCATCAGGCTTCGGCTTCTTCGGGCGGACGCAGACAGAGGTTTCCAGCGCGGCGAGCATCGTGCGGAGCCGGGCGCGGGCGTTGGCGCATAACAATCCGTTCGTGGCGAACGCAGTCGGAAATTGGGCCGGCGCGTTGGTTGGCTCCGGCATCGTGCCGGCCGGCGATGCGGATGCGGTCCGTATCTGGAATGACTGGCAAGACGATGCCGACGCCGATGGCCGAACCGACTTCGCCGGCTTGCAGGAAGCCGTCGCCCGGTCGCTCGTGATCGACGGCGAGTGCTTCCTTCAGGTCTTGACGACCGACGCCGGCGTCCGCCTCCGGCTGCTTCCCGCCGAACTCGTGGACGAGAGCCGCACCATCGAACTTCAGGGCGGCAGCTACGTGGTCTCAGGCGTCGAATTCAGCGCGGAGGGTGATCGGGTCGCCTACCACGTTCTCCCCGTGCGGCCGACGGATCAGTTTTCGACCTATGCCGCGCCAGTCCGTGTGCCGGCCGAGGACATCATTCACGTCATGAAGCCGATCGGGGTCGGGCAAGTCCGGGGGGTTTCCTGGCTGGCGCCGATCGTGGTGGCGGCGAATGAGTTCGATGCGATCGTTGATGCCCTCGCGGTCGGCGTGAAAATAAGCGCGCTGCACGCCGGATTTCTCACCGATCAAAATGGAACGGGCACCCCGTTTGAAGGCGACAGTGATCTCTCCAATGTCAGCTTGGAGCCGGGTACAGTCCGTCGCCTGCCGCCGGGATGGGACATCAAGTTTAGCAGCCCGGCCCAAGCTCAAGAGGTCGCGAGCTTTCTGCGGTTCAATCTGCAAATGCTTGCCGCTGGTCTTGGGTTGCCAGAGCATTTGCTTTCCGGCGACCTGACGGGCGCCAATTATTCGAGCCTCCGGGCCGGCCTGATCCCGTTTCGGCAGCGCGTCGAGGCGATCCAGTACAACACCCTCGTGCCGCAGATGCTGCGGCCTATCTGGCGCCGCGTTATTGGCTTCGCCGCCCTCGGCGGCGAGATCGGCGCGGTTCCCCGGGTCCAGTGGCTACCCCCGAAGCCGCTGCAAGTCGACCCTGCCAAGGATGCCGAGGCCACCGTCGCCGAGATCGCCGCGGGCCTCACTTCCCGGTCAAAGGCCGTCGCGGAACGCGGCTGGTCCATTGACGATCTCGATGCGGAAATCGCCGCCGACCGCGCGCGTGAGGCGCGGCTCGGCCTCAGCTTCGGCGCCCCGGCCGCAAAGAAGGAAGTCACCGATGCCTGAAATCGTCACGCGCCGGCTGCCCGCCGATGCCCGCCCGGCAAGCTGGGATGATCAGGCGCGGACATTCGAGGCGGTGATTTCAACGGGCGCGCCGGTGCGCCGCCGCGACGCGCGCGGCGCGTTCGTTGAGGTGCTCGATCTCTCCGCCGTCGATCTCGCCGATCTCGCCGGCCTGCCGGTTCTCGACAATCACAACCGGGCCTCCGCCCGCGACACGCTGGGCGTCATCCGATCGGCCCGGCGGGAGGGCGGCGCGATCATCGCCTCGATCCGCCTCGGCCTCGCCGACGATATCGCCCCGATCGCGGCACGAGCCCGCGACGGGCTTCTCAGCGTCAGCATCGGCTATCGCGAGGCCGCTCGGCGCGAGGCCACAGCCGGCGGCGAGCGCGTCGTGACCGTTGTCCCTGCAATCTTCGAAGCTTCCCTCGTCGCCGTGCCGGCCGACCGGCAGGCCCGCATCAGGAGTTCAACAATGCCCGATCTTCGCGAAATCGATACCCCTCCCCTCGTTCCGGAGCCGATGCCGGAGGCTGATGCAGCCCGCATCCGCAGCCTCGGCGAGCTTGCCGACCTGCCTCCCTCATTTGCCGAGGCGCAGATCGCCGCCGGCGCCACGGTCGAAGAGGCCCGCACCGCCGCCCGTGCGGCGATGGTCGAACGCACCCGATCGGCGCCGCGCATCAGGGTCCAGTCCCCGGCGGCGGAGGACCCGGCGGTGAGGGTCAGGGCGATGGAGGACGCGCTGTTCGTGCGCACGGCCGGTGGCACGCCGTCCGATGCGGCCCGGCCGTTCATGTCGCATACGCTTCGCGACCTGGCGCGTGAGGCGCTGGCGCTGCGAGGCGTCTCGACGCGCGGCATGGCCGATGACGAATTGTTCAGGGCGGCGCACGTCGCCAGCGACTTCCCCAATCTCCTCACCGGGGTCGGCAGCCGAATGCTGATGCCGGCCTATCAGGCGGCGCAGTCACCCCTGCGGACCGTGCTGGCGCGGCAGGGCTCCCGGAATGATTTCCGGACGGGCTCGACGCTGAAGCTTGGTGAGGTCGGCGCGCTTCCGAAGGTGACGGAGAGCGGGGAGATCACGCATACGAGCCGCGCCGAGGCGGCGAGCGGATACGCGCTCGACACCTATGCCTCGATCTTCTCGATCAGCCGCAAGGCGCTGATCAATGACGATCTCGGCGCGTTCCGCGATTGGGCGTCGGCGGCAGGGCAGGCGTCGGCTCAGACCGAAGCCAATCTGCTCTTCGCCCTGCTCACGCAGTCCTCTGGCGCCGGCCCGGTGATGGACGATGGCAAGCGCCTCTTCCATGTCGATCACGGCAACCTCGCCGGCTCGGGAACGAACCTCAGCGACACGGCCGGCCTCGCCGCCGCCCGGCTCGCGCTGCGGACGATGAAGGGGCTCGATGGGAAGACGCCCATCGCTGTGACGCCCAAGTATTTGCTGGTCGGCCCGGCCCGCGAGACCGCGGCCGAAAAGCTGCTGGCGAGCCTGAACGCGGCGCAGGTCTCCGATGTCAATCCCTTCGCGGGCAAGCTCACGCTGCTGGTTGAGCCCCGGATCACGGGCAACGGCTGGTATGTCTTCGCCGATCCCGCTCAGGTGCCGGTGATGGAATACGCCTATTTGTCGTCCGCGCCGGGGCCGCAGATGAGTTCGCGCGAGGGCTTCGATGTCCTCGGCACCGAATTCCGTGTCGTGCTCGATTTCGGCGCCGGTGCCGTCGATTGGCGCGGCGCCTATCGCGATGCAGGCGCCTGATGGCCGATCTCGCGGAACAGCTTGAGGCGCTTCGCGCGGCCCGCGCCAGCGGGCTCCGAAGGGTTCGGATGGGTACTCGGGAAATGGAGTACCGGACCGACGCCGAGCTCGCCCGCGCGATCGCCGATCTCGAAGGCCGGATCGCCGCCGCAGGGCGGCCGGCGCCGGCCATCATTCACTTCCGAACCTCGAAAGGCATCTGAGATGCGCAATTTCGTTCAGCCCGGCGTGGCGCTCACGCTCCCTGCCCCGGCCGATGTCGCCAGCGGCGATGTCGTGATCGTCGGGTCGATCATCGGCATCGCTGCCGAAACCGTACTCTCCGGCGCCGATCTCGATGTCGAGATGCAGGGCGTCTTCACGCTGCCGAAGGTCTCCGCCCTCGCGATCGCCATCGGCGACAAGGTGTATTGGGATGCAGGCGCGAAGTTGGTCACGAAGACGGCATCGGGCAACACGCTCCTCGGCGCGGCGGTGACCGCCGCCGCCAACCCCAGCGGGACCGTGAACGTCCGCCTGAACGGCGTGACGCTTTGATCCCACTGCCGCATCCGATCCGGCCTCCGGTGCCTGGCGACCAGCCGGGGCCGAGGCCACCGAGATAGGGGCGTCAACAGCCGGCGCGCCGATCCGCCGGATCGCCAAATCCGTCCTGCGCGGCCTGCCCCTAAAGGTTACGAGGTCAAGGATGGTGAGATCGGAAAGGGCGTCGCTTCGGCGGCGCCCTTTTGCATGGATCTCCATCTAGAGGTTATCGGGCTCCAACCACGCACGAAAAGTATAAGCCCGTCCCGAGAAGGAAGCTGGATCATAATCCCCGATGAACGCCAGCAGTCTGGGGTTTATGTTGGGCGTAGGGACTTGGTTCCGGAAGTTCGGCCAGTCGCCTAGATGTATCAAGATGTCCGGCGAGCAGACCCGGCAAGCACAGACGCCCTCAACGATCACTGAGCCTCGGCCGACTGCCTCGGCGATCACCGTTCTCGTTTTAGGCTCATCGAAACCGCTTCCCTTCCAGCCGGTCGCAGGGTCGGGATTGAGGCGGATGTCGTCGAGCTCGATCACGGGCAGGTTCAACTGCCCGCCAACCCATTTGGCCGTGCTGGATTTCGAGCTTCCAATCCAGCCGTGGAACGCGATCACCGTACCGGGAGGCGCCAGTCGCGCCGTTTCGATTATCTGGCCGATGATCCCAGCGGGCCGGTAGAAATCGGGGCGATAGTCTGACATCAGCCGGCCGCCTTTCGGATCGGCCTCACATTGTCGCCCCCCTTCGCCGCCTTTCCGTCGAGATAGGCTGCCCATGCCGCCATCAGCTTGCGGCGCTTCTCCAGCGCATCGCCACGCCGATAAGCTTGCTCCGCCTGATCGCCGACGACATGAGCGAGGGCGGCTTCAGCAACTTCGCGCGGGAAGGCTGTGGCCTCGCCGCACCAATCCCTGAAGCTGGACCGGAAGCCGTGGACGGTCGGCTCCGGCTCCACCTTCAGCCGGCGAACCGCCATCGTCATAGACATATTCGAAAGCGGCTTCCCGTCCTTGGCACCGGGGAAGACGAAGGCAGCCGCCGGCGGCACCGTGCCGCCGGGCATCATCTCGCTCAAGACCGCGACAGCGCGGTCCGTGAGCGGAACGCGATGCTCCCGCCCAGCCTTCATCCGATCGGCCGGGATCGTCCAGACCTTGGCGTCGAGATCGATCTCACCCCATATTGCCCCGATCGTCTCGCCGGTCCTGGCGGCCGTCAGGATCGTGAATTCGAGCGCCCGTGCCGAAGTCCCGGCGATATCGCGAAGCCGCTCCATGAAGGCGGGCACCGCGTCGAAAGGCATGGCGTCGTGGTGACCACGGCTTCCCTTCTGCTCTTTCGGTAGCAGGACTTCGAGATGCCCCTTCCAGCGCGCCGGATTGGCGTCATGGCGGTAGCCCTTGGCGATCGCTGCATCGAGCACCTTCTCAATGCGTCCTCGCAAGCGGGAGGCCGTCTCCCGCTTTTCCGTCCAGATCGGCTTCAGGACGCGGACAACATCCTCTGTCATGACCGCATTGACCGGAAGGCTCCGGATCGCCACCGCATATTCGCGAAGCGTCATCTGCCATTGGGCAACATGCTTCTCGTTCCTGAAGCCGGCCTTCAGGGTGTCGATCACCTCGTCGGCGAGTTCACCGAAGGTCGGCATAGAGCGGCCCCTGGCGCGCTCCGCCTTCCTCTCCGCGATGGGGTCCCTGCCCTCTGCGATGGCCTGTCGGAAACCGGCCGCGATCTCCCGGGCACGGGCTAGAGGGATCGCAGAGACGCTGCCGAGGCCGGCCTCTCGCTGCCTCCCTCCGACGCGGGTCAGGAAGACCCACTGCTTGGACCCGCCCTCGGCGACCCTGAGATATAGGCCGCCACCATCAGCATACCGACCGGGAACTGAAATGCCTCGGACGGCGACCGCCGAAAGCCGGTTCGAAGTTCGCGCCACTTGTCATAGACCCTCTTGCCCTGATATTTGCCCTAACGCGTCTCGGCGCTGTCTGAGCGCACAGGAAGACAGATGAGGACGAAAAATTCAAGAGATGCTAGTCGCTACAGGGGTTTATTTCGAGATTTCGGCGACACGCGAAAACCTAGGAGGACAGATAGTTCGGCGGACACCCCATCCACCGGCCGCGATTCGTACCCTGATTGACTCAAACATGGTTCTGGATCGGCAACGCTCGCGAACCGGCCCCGACCGTGAGCGCGTGTTCTATGCCGGCGTCCAGCCCGGAGCGCGGTGGTCACAATTGCACCGGCTCAAACAGTACTGATCCATTTCTGGACGCGCTTGGCGCGTAGCATGTTGATGTCGCCAAGTCACAAGCTTTCATGAACCGCGACCGCCATATATTAAGGCTTACTGATGTCGTAAAATGGCAAGTTGGTGCGACTATGTTTCTCTAGCCTGTGACAGGCAAGACCTGTAATCTCGGCCACGCCCGATACAGGAAGATTAAACGCGCGGCTCACGCACGGGTGTTTGAGATGTGGAAGCTGGCAGGAACGAGGCGACCCGCATGATGATGATTGCTCCCCGGAACGGCCGCGCCGTGATCCGGTCCACTCTTTTTGCCGCGTCGCTCGGCCTTGCCATGATCGGTACGGCCCTGGCGCAGCAGACCGACGCGCCGCTCGGCTCGCCCGCGGCGACCCGGACGATCAATGGCTTGCAGCTACCAGCCCCGGATCTGCCCTTTGGAGGTGTCATCAAGCAGAACGCGCTGCAGTCGACGCCGTTCTGGCAGCCACGGATCGCGCCGCCCGAGGGCGCTCCGAACGTCCTGCTCATCATGACCGACGATGTCGGCTTTGGCGCGCCCTCGACCTTCGGCGGCGTGATCCCGACGCCCTCGCTCGACGAGATCGCGGCGATGGGCCTCCGCTACACCGAAATGCACTCGACCTCGCTCTGCTCGCCGACCAGAGCGGCGCTGCTGACGGGCCGCAACCACCACTCGGCCGGCTTCGGCGTGATCGCCGAGCAGGCGACGGGCTTTCCCGGTTATGACAGCGTCATCACCAAGGACAAGGCCACGATCGGCGAGATCCTGAAGGAGAACGGCTACAACACGTCCTGGTTCGGCAAGAACCACAATACGCCTTCTTACCAGATCAGCATGGCCGGCCCGTTCGACCAGTGGCCGACGGGGATGGGCTTCGACTATTTCTACGGCTTCATGGGCGGCGACGCCAACCAGTGGCAGCCGAACCTCTTCAACGACACGACGCAGATCTATCCCTTCCGCGACAAGCCCGGCTGGAACCTCATCACCGCCGAGGCCGACGACG